CTACAAAGGTCCACCTACAGCTTTATTTATACTGGTGCTGTAATGTCAAGGGATAAGATGCAGCTGGCAGGACACCACACCTTATATATTATTAAGTATCACGATCAACAATGGACAACCACACATCGCCTTTCAGCACGTGCCCAACACTCATGGTTCGAATCTCCTCTTCTAAAGTCAAGATCTCGGACTCACCTAATTGGTAACGTTGCCACATGAATCTCCATGTGTCCTCCACAACGTCATGGCTGTTGTCAGCCCATATTTTGTAATCATACCCTCTATCGCTCCAAACCCTTTGCCCTTCGGTCAGCTCAAGGAAACGGGAAACGACAACCCGCAAAATTGGTATAAAGCTAGTGCTCTTGCGCAAAGACATGCACACACCCCGAAGCCAAGCTAAATAGCTTCCTGGCAATTTGTGCATACACATAAATGTCTTGGCAAGAACTCTACCAATCTTTGGACCCAACACGAAACCACACTCGGTTGGGTAAAACAATCCACTGCAAAAGTCTATGTCAGGCGCAGGCACCGGTTTCAAACCACCGGATACATACTGGGCACAAACAAGCGAAGGGTGAGCGGTGTAAACGAGAGCGTCATCACCACTAACCACGGCAGCAAGCACGTAAGGGCAGGCTTCGAGCAAGACGAGGTGCAATCGAGAGTTACCTCCCGAAGTGTCACCATCACCAGACGAAACCTGAGCAGTACGTGTGTACTTTATTCCATACCGAGTGACGCCAATACGCGTTCCAACTCGGTCATCATAAGCTCGTAGAGTTTCCAGGGGGGCACCGCATTTGCGGTAATCCTTGTGCAAAGCTCCCATTGCACTCGAACTAACGGTACCATCCCACCTTTTGCAATCAATTGCATTCCAACGCGCCCCAATAATCAGCGATTCCACACCAAGGTCAGAACCGAGTCGGCTAACACAACATTTAGCACGAATCAGTAATGGTCCACTGCGGAGGGGAACTTCACCATAAAAGCTTCCTACCTCCTCAGCTGACCTACCTCCGGCATAAAGAAAGAGACCCCTCGGGTTATACACCTCCTTCAGCTTCTTACTGTAGCTCCACGTCCAGGGACCGGTCGTTATCTTGACACCTAGAGAACGACCCTGGATGAGCCGTGGGGCTGCATTGGGCTTGGTTTTGCGTAGACCTACAATTGCTATGCGCTTCTCACGTTTGACAAAGGCTTTCTGTATAAGCTCCTTTCGCGTCAAAGCGTGTGACAAAGAGGCAACGTTGCTGAGTTGTCCCCGCGCACGTGTTGGCAAATGCTTGATCCACTCATCAAGATCTGGAAGAGTGACGTGACCCACTCTCCTGACTCTGGAGAACCATAAACTCCAGATTTTGCTGGGACTGTCCTCCCTAGCTG